CGGTGTGCTGCTGCCCTGTCCTATATAGCTATGTAGGGCGCGGCGGGGTGCGATCTCCTACCGGCGCGGGCATCATCGGCCCGGCGCGGGGCGGCGGCGGGGCGCGGCCTGTCCAGCGTCCAGCAGCGTCGGGCGTGGCCTGTCCGGGGCGATCTGTCCAGCGGGGCGGGGTGCTGCTGCTCTCTCCTATATGACTATGTAGGGCGCGGCGGCGGGCGATCTCCTACCGGCGCGGGCATCATCGGCCCGGCGCGGGGCGGCGGGGTGTGGCCTGTCCAGCGTTCAGCGGCGGGCGGGTGCGATCTTCACACCGGCGGCGGGGCCGGGGTGTGATCCACGGAAAAGCCGCCCACGGAAAAGCCGCCCACGGAAAACGGGCAACAAAAAAGAGGTAGGCGCGGCGGCGGGCCGTGTCTACCTCTTTTTTCGCGTCATTCTTCCGGGGCGGTCATTCTTCCGGGGTGTCGTCCGGGGCGGGCGGCTGGAATCCATCGCGGGCCATCCTTTCCCGCGTGGCGTTTACGATATACCCCGCCACGCTTTCCCCGGCGTGGGCGGCGGCGGCGTTCAAATCCTCTTCAATTTCTTTCGGGATTCTGATTGATTTTGTCGCAAACTTCGATAAATAACGGTCGTTCGTTATTCTTTTCTTGTCTGTGAGCGGCATTTTTGTCACCTCTCTTTCTGCCTGTCCTCATTATATCAAATTTTCCCGGAATGCACCATGCAAAAATCGACGGAATGAATCATGCAATTTTGTGTATTTTGCTGATTCGCATGATTCATGCTTGACATACAGCATGAATCATGCTAGAATGCAATCACAGCAAAGGAAACACCGCAAAACAGAAAAGAGGTCAAACCGCATGAAACTTTCTGAAAAGATCGCCGCGATTGAATCCGGCGAATATTCCGTAACATGGACGACCCCCGACGGGTCGATCATGAAAGCCGCCGATTATGGCCCGTACTACGTTGTTTATCGCAACGGCGAACCGATGGGCGCGATTGACACCGCCGATGATCTGGACACTTTCGCCGCCGCGAACCACTACACCGCATGAACCGCCGGACACCTTGACGGGCCGCACCGCTGAAAGCGACCCGATCCCAACACCCCGCCGGGGTGAATCAAACCAGAAAAGAGGTGAAAAGCATGAATAAAGAGTTTTTCAAGCTGCCGAAAGCCGTCAAGCGGGCAGTTTGGGCTGCTCTTCTTGCCGAATGGCAAAAGAAAAAGCCCGCCACCCGGTAAAGGGTGACAGGCTTGCAAGATAGGTTTTCGCATCCCGATCTTGCAATGATTTTACCAGCTTTCGCCGGTAAAGTCAAGCGGACACTTTCAAGGGCTGCACCGCTGCCGCAAAAGCAACCCTATGCCACCGCCCCGCCGGGGTGAATCAAAATCAAAAGGAGATCGAGAACATGACCGCATTCGACAAGAAAATAAACCAGATCGCCACCCGTCACCGGTGGAACATCGAAAAGCAAGCCCGCGCCGCTGTCCCTTGCTACATCATCGCCGCCCCAACTTATGAGGATGCCGGGAAGATCGTTGCCGTTCTGAACCGCTGCAAGGGCTTGCACCATGAAACATTGACCCCGATTCACTATGAATCGTGGGCGGTCAAGGTATATGACGCTGGACAGATCGCCGCATATCGGGAACGCGAACGGCAAAAAGCTGCCCTTGTTGATGCTTTCTATATGGCATTGAAAGCCAACGGCGGCGACCAGAACGCCGCGAAAGCTGCCCAGCGTGAAAAGGCGGTGCAATGGAACGCCGTCGAAGTGTTCAATGAAATTTACGCATGACCCCCGGATACCTTGACGGGCCGCACCACGAAAAGCGACCCGATCCCACGCCCCGACAATAGCCGGGGAAAAGCACGAAAAGCCACACCACGAAACGAAAAGGAGAAACAACCATGAAACGAATTTTGACCGCCGCCGCACTTGCCGCCGCGCTGCTGTCCAGCGCACCCCGCGCCGCTGCCGCCTGTCCCTACAAAGTCGGCCCTTTGGGGCGGTATATCGCCCCGGCCATTGTGAAAGGCATGACCGCCACCAACGAAAACCAGATTGAAGTCTGGTGCAGTGACGCGCTGGACGGCGACGACTGGTATTTTCTGGTGGACGGCGAAACCGATTTGCGGATTTTTGACCGGATCGATCTTGTGGTCGATGCCAACGGAACCCCGGACGATTTCAGCGACGACAAGGTTATTGACGCGCTGTATTGCCACGATTGCGACGAAACCGAAGATTGAACCCCGCCGGACACCTTGACGGGCCGCACCGCTGAAAGCGACCCGATCCCATTCCCCCGGCACACCGCCGGAACGATCCACAAAACGAAACACGAAAGGAAGTATTTACCATGACGAATAAACAGATCATCCGCGCCGCCGCCGAACGTCTTGACCCGGCCACGCTGCACCAGATCGCCACCGCACACCACACCCCGGAAGAGATCGCCGCCGTTGCTGCATCTTGCAAGATCGTTGACAAGGACGGCAACGAAAAGCCCGCCACCGCCGCGGACATTGAGATCATGTTTGCAGCGGACGAGCTGCACACGTTCGACTTCTGGAAGAAAGAGGGCAAGAGCGTCAAGAAAGGCGAAAAAGCGTTGCTTGAATGCTACTTGTGGAAGTACACCACGAAGCCCAGCAAAGAGCAGCGCGAAAAGGCCGCGGCAGAGGGCAAGGAAGCCGCACCCGATCCGCATTACTACCCTACGAAGTCCCATCTTTTCAGTTGCTTACAAGTTGAAAGCAGCCGCCCCGCGCCGCAAGCCCGATTCAAGTCCACGGCGGAGATCATCGCATACAACAAGCAGCTTGCCGCCGAACGCAAGGCCGCAAAGGAAGCCGCCGAAAAAGCAGCCGCCGAAGCCGCCCGCCCCGCGCCGATCATCGTTGAAGAGCACCACGAACTTCCCGAACTGGTTCACGTTGAACCGCTTCCCACGAAACCGGCCCCGAAGAAGTCCCGCACCACGAAAGCCGCCCCGGATGCCGTCAAAAAGGCAGAACAGGCCGCACGGGATGCAATGAACCGCTTTATTGCTGTTCCCGAAACCGACCGCGCCGGACAAGCCGCCGCCCTTGCTGAGTGGCGCACCGCACGAACCGCCGTAGAGGAAGCAAAGAAGCAGCCCGCCGCCCCGGTCGTCGATCTGGACAAGCTCGAAAAGCTGTTTGGTGAGCATTATTCCCGGCTGTACCGCTCTCACGATGACGACGAAAGCCACGAATACCGGGAAGCGGTGAAAGAGTTTGACAACCGTTCAAAGAATGACCCCGCGTTTCATGCGCTGGTGGATCAGTGGGTGCAGAAGATGCACGACTTTATCAGCAGCGACCGGGAAGCAGCCGCCTTTGTGATGGCCTTGCACGAACTCGAAGAAGAGCAGAGCAAGCCCGAAATGGTTCCCAGCGTCCAACAGCTCGACTTTGCGAGCATCGCCGCCGGTGTGCTGGCATGATTCCAGCGCGGACACTCTAGCCGGGTTGCACCGCACAAAGCAGCCCAGCCCCACACCCCGCCGGGGTGAATCACGAAAACGAAAAGGAGATTATACCATGACCGCCAACGAAGAGAAGAACGAACTTGTTGTTGTGGATGTTCCCAACGTCCATATCTACGCTTTCACCGTGTCCGGCTGGCCCACGCCCCGCACCGCCGAAGAGGTGTTGAACGCCGCCCGGAAGAGCACCGCCGAAAGCATCCAGCGGATCACCCAGATCATCGAGTCCGGCGACTACGAAAGCGACCGGGGATATTGGGAAAGCCGCCTTGCGCAAGAAAAGGCCCGCTCTTATGCCGTCATGACCTACGGCGAATGGCTGGACTTTGAGCGGGAAAAGCTGCTCACCCCGGAAATGGTCGAGATCACGAAACAGGACTATGAGAACGCGCTGAACGTGTTGCCGCCGCGCAACTGGCACACCCGGAACAACATCGAAGAGTTTTGCAGCCGGGAAATGTACAGCGGCACTTACACCACGCAATATGCGTTCCAGCTTGTAACGGGCCGCTACTTTGCGAAAATGGTTGATTGCGCTGATTCTTCCACATGGTTGAGCACGATTTTAGCCCAGCAGTGAAACGGATACCTTGACGGGCCGCACCGTAAAGCGACCCGATCCCAACACCCCGCCGGGGTGAATCAAACACGAAAAGGAGAACGAACCATGACGACCCCGAACGATAGCCGGGACTTTTACCCTACCCCGGACAATCTCGCGTGGGAAATGGCTTACAGTCTGCAAAGCACAAAATACGGCTGGAAGCACCTACCGCAGCCCATCCTTGAACCCTCTGCCGGTGACGGCGCACTGGCCCGCCAGATTCACGCCATTGCAGAGATTCGGCACGATCCCAAAACGGGAGAACTTGACCGTTACAGCACGAGCAAGGCGAAAGAGTTTGATCTTGACTGTGTGGAACTGTCCAGCGACTTCCGCGCCAAATTGAAGAAAGACGGCTTTCGGGTCGTCCATGACGATTTCTTGACGTTCCGCCCCGCGAAGAAATACGCGGCGATCATCATGAACCCGCCTTTTTCCGCCGGTGCTGCTCACTTGCTCAAGGCTTTAGAGATCATGAAAGACGGCGGCAAAATCCGCTGTCTGCTCAACGCCGAAACCATCCGCAACCCCTACACGAACGAGCGGAAAGAGCTGGCGCAGAAGCTAAACGAACTCAACGCCCAGATCAAATACATCCCGGACGCTTTCAAGAACGCCCGCCGCGCCGCCCGCGTTGAAGTGGCGTTGATCTCCGTTGACATTCCCGACAAGGAGCCAGTAAGCAAAATCCGGTTGGAACTCAACAACGAAATGACCGACCACATGAAAGCCGATCCGCAGCTTGCCGCGCTGGTGTCTGCTGATCCCATCGCCGCCGCGGTGGAACGGTACAACGCCGCCGCCGAGGGCATCCGCCGTATTTACGAAGAGTACAACGGAATCAAGAGCCTGTTTTCTGCCGCTACCGCAGACGACAAGGAAACCGAAGTGCTGAACTTCAACAAGAGCTATAACGAAGCGATCCGCAGCTTGCGCGGCTTGTACTGGCAAAAGCTCTTTGACCTGCCCCAAATCCGGGACAACTTAACCAGAGCGATGCAAGACGAATATCACAACCGCGTTTCCGAACTGGTTGACTACGATTTCAGCCCTTACAACATCCTCACGATCCGGGAAGAAATGTCCGCCAACATCGTGCAGGGCATCGAAAGCGAGATCGTGGAACTGTTCGACGACTGGACGAATCTGCACTACAATTCCGAATACTCGAAGAACGTCCACTACTACAACGGCTGGTGTACAAACGAAGCGTACAAAGTCGGCAAGAAAGTGATCTTCCGGTGTCAAGCGTTCAGTGAATGGTCTGGGCGGTTTGAACCCAGTTGGAACGCGGAAAGCTGCCTGTCACGAATTGAACGCACCTTGCACTATCTGGACACGAACGGCAAGAAGTACAACGGTGATGATCTCCGGGCCACGCTGAAAGCTGCCGGGGAAGCCGGACAGAGCCAGAAAGTGCAATTCCACTACTTCACCGCCACGTTTTACAAAAAAGGCACTTGCCACATTGAGTTTTCAAATGACGACATTTTGAAGTCATTTAACCTGTTCGCCAGCCAGAAGAAAGGATGGTTGCCGCCGTCCTACGGCAAGAAAGCCTATCACGACATGAGCAAGGCAGAGCAGAAGATCGTGGACAGCTACGAGGGCGAAGCGAGTTACACAGACACCCTTGCACGGCATCTAATCCCCACGAAAGCCACGCTTTTACAGCTCAACGCATAAAACGGATACTCTAGCCGGGTTGCACCGTAAAGCAGCCCAGCCCCAGCCGCAAGGCTACCACAAAACGAAAAGGAGATACAAACCATGCGTGAATACGATCCGAACCACCGGTATCAGGTTATCACCTGCGCTTCCGCCGATTTCACCGATGAAGATATGAGTTTCCGCACCGTCGCCGAAGCCCGCACACGAATTTCCTATCTGGTCAAAGAATATGCCACAGACGGGCGCAATCTGGACGGAGCCGCGATTTTCGACCGCAAAACGAACTGCTGCACCCACCTTTTCGGGTGTGCGATGCTGTCCGCGTTCTCTGTCGATGTCGCCGCACGTTCCGCGCCCCGCAGATACCCCGATATGCCCGCGGCCAGCACGATTTACTACTTCATCTACTGCAAAGGCCCCGGAGATCAGCATTTCACCCTCTGCGACCCGTGGGGCGGCAGGCGCGGCATGAACAAGGTTTTTGCGCCCCGGTTCACGAAAGATCAGGCGGACAAGGTTGTTACTCGAATGGCCGAACGAAACCCCGGCTTTACCTTTCAGCGGCGACCGGCCCGCTGAATATCTGGACACCTTGACGGGCCGCACCACATGAAAAGCGACCCGATCCCACCGACCGGCGCACCGCCGGGATGAATTACGAAACGCAAAGGAGATTCAACTATGAAAATTACAATCATCGACACCGCCGCATACCTCGACACTCCCTATAACCCCGAATTTGTCAGCCAGATCAAGAACATCGGCGGCGCACGGTGGGACAGCTCCCGCCGGGAGTGGAAGATTCCTGCCGCCTGTGTGGAACAGGCCCGCGAGATCATGCGCCGGGTGTTCGGCGAGTGCGATCTGCCCGACGAAACCCGCCGGGTAAACGTCAAGCTGACTTTCAGCGAGAGCGTTTGCGGCAATACCCGCGAATCACTTATCATCTTTGGCAAGCAGATTGCCCGCGCTTATGGGCGGGACAGCGGCGCGGTCGTCGGCGGTGACGTTTCTTTCATCGAGGGAAAGCCCACCAGCGACGGAAGCCGCGCCAACTATTACGCCCGTGTTCCCGCCGGTGCGGTTGCTCTGCTGCGCAATGTCCCCGAAAGCATCCTGCACGAAGATTTACCGGACGGCGTGACTTATGAGATCATGCTGGATGAAACGGCCCCCAGCCGTGAAGCACTTCTCGCAGAGAAAGCACGGCTCACGGCGCGGCTTGCCGAGATTGATAAGTTGCTTATCTAATCCGCCCGAACAGCTTAACTACACGGCCTGCGTGGGCTTTATGATATTGCAAGTCCATAACGAGACAGAAAGGATGATTTTTTATGTTCACGCCCTACTTTGTCGATTCCACCGGCAAGAAGCACACGTTCCCTGACGACTTCGCGCTGAAAGGCGGTTTGGTTCTCGCTTGGCGACGCGGAGAAAGCGTCTTTGACTACCGGTATCGTCTGAAATCCAGCTACACCGGCGGGCACGACTACCAGCTGCATTCCATCCATCAGAGCTGCGACGGTTTCACGGTTCAATTTTCCTACGAGAGCGCAATCGGTGGAGAGAACTATTGCTTGTGATTCTTTGCCCCGGTTCCCCGCCGGGGCTTTTTGTGTTATACTTTCATCAACGAATTTTCTATTTTTCGTGCCAGAGATCGAACTATGCTTTACAAAATGCGTAAAAAGGAGGTCTTTTTGTGAACGAAGCCCAGTTTTTCGCGCCTTGGCGTGTTGTCGCCGAATTTGCCGACGATTCCCGCCTGACCTTTGACGGATTCACCGAAGAGCAAGCCCGCGCAGCTATGGAAGCCGCCCAGAACGAACACGGCGACATTGCGTGGTGGGATCATGTAACCGATGTAAATTACAGCGACGGCCAGTATTACAAGACGCTCCGCCAGCCGCCCACGGTTCATGTGGTAGATTTTTCCGGCTATGACGGCCCGCTGGATGAAAACGGTTTTCCGGTCGGTCTGCCGAACGAGATCAGCGAATACATGAAACAGCAGGGTGAGCCGCCCACCGTTCCGAAGATCATCTTCAAGAAGAACGAACCGAAAGAGGATAGCGAAACATGACCAGCGAAACCAACGAATTTGTCCGCCAGCTCTTGAACCAGATGCAGGAAGAAATGACTAAAGAATACTTCAAGCAGGAAAGCACGACTTCCCCCGAACGGTTAAGGGTGCTGGAAGCGGATGCAAAAATGCGGCTCTGCACCGTTCATCACCTTGCGCCGGAGAACGTCGATGTTTCCGGCCACGAAACCAGCCCCGGCACTTATACATTCACCGTCACCGAACGAATCCCGGTCATCACGTTCACGATTCCCACGAATTGAACACGAATTTTTTCCATCCCCTGCGGGCATCCCGCCGGGGATTTTCTTTTCTCGTTTTGTTGCTTTTATTCGCGTTTTGCGCTATCATTGAAGTGGAGATTTTGCGCCAGCCGAGAACGTCCCGGCCACACGCAAAAAAGAACATAACGAGGTGAAAATATGTGTCGTAATGTTACCCCCCCCCCGACGAAAATAGGGTTCCAGAATGGGTGAACCACATTCCCACCGTTTCGGACGGCCCGCTGCTCAAAAGCTACCTTGCCGCCCTCAAAGCCGACATGACACCGACCTGCATTGACGGTCAGACCGGCTATTTCAGCAGCAGACACGGCAACTACGTTGTCACGCTGGACGTGCCGAACGGCTGTGTTTGCGGTAGCCACACCCGGCCTTGCAAGCACCAGTACCGCCTTGCAATGGAGCTTAATCTTATGCCCGGTGATTTCATCCACGATCCCAGCAAAATCAAGTACAAGCTGGACGGCGTAGATTTTGAAACTGCTGTTGACCGCATCGAGCAGCTTCCCACCGCGGCGCAAAAAGAGCTGTTCGGCATCCTGTCCAGCCTGTTCAATGGCAAGGTATACAGCGGCACTCTTTCAGAGGATTCCGCCCGTGCTCTTGTTGGCGGCAACGTGCTTTTGTGGATTGACGATCCCGCCGGGTATCGGCTCTGCACCGATCTGGACAAAAGCTCTTTCATGCTAGACAAGTACCTGCGTCGGAAATTCGACTTTGACATTTACTTTGACCCCTATAACCGTGGCACATTCTCTGTTCCGCACGGCTGCACCGCCGTCTATGACGAGGACGATCCCGGCCACCCCTACACCGTGACCGCGCCGGATCGCACCGAACAGGACAAGAAGATCAACGCCATGCTTCAAAAGCATCACTGTGACCCGCTGGACGGCTTCACAGTGCGTTTTGGTGAGTGATAATATAAACTAACGCCCTCGACGGAGTTACCCGCCGAGGGCGTTCTATTTTGGCGTATTCGCAAGTTTGTTTTTCTGAGCGGTTCGGAGGATTTGCGGAAGCGGTTCATCGCACACGCGCATAGAGCTTTACCAACTTGCCTTTATAGACAGCTTTCCGGGCTGTTCCCTTGCCCGCTGTCCGGGCGACTGTTTCTGCCGGTTCTGGTAGATTTTCTATCACTTTCCCGGCATACCCAGCACACCGGCCCTTTTAATCGCGCGCGTCATACGCGCGGGAGAGGATTTCTTCGATCATGGGAATTTCATCGAACATCCCGCCCAGAACGACCAGAGCCGCGTCTTTCCATCTCTGCGCGGTGATCTTCTTTTTGCCGATGGAAATTGCAATGCTTTCCCACGTTTTTTGTAACGACCGGTCAGCGTAGACGTACCGCCCTTTCAGGATCGTTTTGTAATCATCGTTCAGGCGGTCTAATTTCTGCCGGATTTCCTGTAAATCCGACTTCAGCACGACCCGCCGGACAATCAGCTCATTTTCTCGGTTCTGGTACTCTTCGTTGTCGGCCAGCTTGACGGCAAGGGACGCGGTGCTGTCGCCGGGTGTGCTGCCATGTGGCATCCCGTCCATCGCAAGGCCCTTGATCGGGCTGTATCGGTCTTGCAGCTCGGCCAGCTCCATGTTGACACTATCAAGCTGCTTCTCGATCTTGCCATAGTAGAGCAAAATCTGTTCAGTGTCCTTTTTCTGCATCCGCGTTTATCCTCCTGCCTGTCAGCTCTCAGATTTCTTTCCCGAAGATCGGCTTCGTGCCGGGTTCTTCGTCTATTGCCGCTTCTATACCCGTGGCCTGCTCATAGCACTGGGCCATTTTGTAGTAGGCCACATATTCGCCGTCTTTCGACCATTCAAGGAACTGCCGGAAGTTGCCCTGTATCTCTTTCAGGGCGGCGGCGATTTCTTCTGTGGTGTAGCCCAGACCGTCCATGACCTCGACAAAGAACCGGGCCACAAGATCACCCGCGCCGCGGCGTTCATAGAGCTGCACCCTCTCCCACTCTTTGCGTGGCCACTTCTCGACCGGCAGGGTGAAGTCCTCTTTCATCTTGGGGGCCGTGCGCTTGCGCAGATTTTCCCGTGCTTTCGGTGTGCCGTACACGTTGGTTTCCAGCGTGTACACCTCACTCCGCCGGATAAGCTCTGCCTGCCAGCGTTCCACCCCGTCCCGATCAAGGTCGAAAAGATTCTGCGCGGCAATGATGGCGCAGTATGTCACCACCTGCCCCACAGCGGCCCGGTTGAGCTTCATGTTCTTCATGGTGTCGCCCTTTGCGACCACGCAGCGGTTGACAGCCTTTTCGTACATCATCTTCCGCACTTCAACAGGCGGCATAGATTTTCCCATGTTCTTCATCCTTTCTGTTTTGCAAGACTCTTCCACGCTTTGACCTCTGCCGCCGTGTCTGCGGTGATATGCTCGATGAAATGCCAGCCCCGCGGCTCTGCCACAAGGTCAATGAACATCCGGCGACGGTGTATGTAATCGCGCTGCTGCCGCCGGACAAACTTCGATTTCACTTCGACGGCTTCAACCGTGCCGTCTGCATAGGTCAGCACAAAATCCGGGGTATAATGCACCGCCGGGAGTTTCACCGCGTCATACTCTTTTTCTGGCAGGAGCAGGAACGTGCGGTGCAGCTCCACTTTCACGATCTTCCCGGTCTGCACTTTGGGCAGAATCGTCCCCATGTAATATTCGTACTCGCCCCGGCTGTCAAAGTCCATGCCGATTTTTTCAGCAGTGGCAACTGCGTCGGGGACAGACTTCGGCAAGGCGCACTTTCCCCGGCTTCTGGCCGCGATCTGCGCTTCTGCCTGCGCCCGGTATCTAGGCGGCAGGTCGTCCAGCGTCAAACGGTTCAAGGCTGATTCCTCCTATTCCTCCGCTGTTCCGGCTTGCGGTACAGGCGCACGATCAGGTGGCGGGTGGCGTTGCCGGTTATGATGCACTCGCACCGGTGCAGGGTATAGCCGGGGTACATCCTCTCCCAGTAGTCTCGATCTTCCAGCCGGTTCTCGCAAACGTCTTTCAGCCGGGTGCGGCTCATTTTCCCGTCATTTGGGCGTGGCATCTTCGGCGGTTTCAGCCCGCGGCTTTGCCGCCAGTGACGTTTGCAGCGCACGTTCTTGGTGATGTACTTTGCGAGGGATTCAATGCTGTTGTGGTCAAATTCCAACGGCTCACAACGCGATCTGCCGCGCTTGCCCCATGCCTTTTCCACCATTTCACGGGTCAGCCCCGCCGGGTGGGACATGATAACATGATGATGGTGACGACCCAGTGGCTTGTCCCCGTCCATCGTGCAGTATTCCGAAACCACAATCCACTTCGGGTGTTCGATTCCGTTTTTGTCGCAGATACGGTACAATGCTTTGATAGCATTGGAAAAATCCCGGTCGGCACGTTGCAGATCACCGGGCGCGGGGTGGTGTTCTTCGTTGTAGGTGTATGTAACGGAATAGTCACCGGGTCGGAAGTTCCGATTTGCCAGCAGTTCCAAATACCGACCACTCTTGCGCAGATTATACGATTCCTTGGCAATGCTGGTGGCAAGCTCTTTCTTTTTCCGGGTGCTGGCCTTGTGCTGCTGCTCTGTCACCTCGAAGAAGTCCACCTGCATAGAGGGGGCCGTGGCATAATTCATACCGCAGATAAATTTCTGTTCCCGAACTCTAAAGCCGCCGGTCATATTCTCCACGTCCTCCTTTCCGCAAACGTCATGGAATTTTCTTAATCATGGGCCACAAACACGAGAGGGGGAACGATGCAGAGGGGAAACACCGGGCCGCGTTCCCTTTGCTCTCTATCCCGGTAGGCTGCTGTAGCGCCGCCCTCGTTTTCCCTCTGCACTCCCTTTCCCCGCCGGAGGTAAGCGCATCTCTCCGCGCTCTTCTCTCTGTGTGTCCCTTAGTTTATCTACGGTATACAAGCCCCTTGCCGCCTCGTCAGGGCGGCAATTTAACGACGGGTTTCCTATATAATATAGATATGGGCTTTGGCGGGCCGCTCAGACAAGCGACATAATCCACTCTGTCAGGTTTTGCATCAGCACCGACAGCAGGTTTGACAGCGCAATGCCGACACACAGCCACCAGAGGGCGATTGCGGCCAGTCTGCGGATTTCCGCCGGTTCAAGTTTTTTCATTTTGCTCTTTCCTTTCTTCCCATGCAGGGCAGGTATTTTCCGGGTCAGTGAAGTCCGCCCGGTACTCAGAATTTCCGTTGAAGCACACCCATGTATAGCCGTCATGCCATGCACAGGTGGAACATTCTTTTTTCATGTTCTGCGCCTTTCTTCTATAATCGAACCGCACACTGGACAAAAACTCCCGGCGCAATCGTCCAAACGGTGATCGCAGTTAGAGCAAAACGGCACTGTGTATTCTTCGAGTTTCAAAACCCGCTGTGTATAAACCGGCTTTCCATCGTACAAACACTCGTTTGTCGGAACAGGATCATATACGACAAACTGCTTGGGCCGTTTTCTCCATGCGATGTGCGCCACCGGGCGCACCCCCTCCGGGGCGACCCTCGGTGCGTTCTCAACCACGCACATGATCTGTTCCACTTCATCTTCCATATCCGGGTTACTTTCGCCGCCCAAAATTTCAGGCACGTTCTCCCGGATTCTCCGAAGCGGCTCTTCCGTGTTGGTAAACTGTTCCATCTCAATTTCTCCCAGCTTTCAGCGCGCATTCCGAGCAAACAAACTTCATATCCGGGTTGACCCGCAAAACCAGCTTCGCGTTGTTGGTCTGATACCAGCACTCCCGGCCACACTCCGGGCAGGTTTTCAGTTTCCAGTCTGCCGTCCGCGGGTGCGGGACGTTCTTTTTCAGCGGCATTATGCCGATTACCTGTAAGACACTACCCATGATTTTCACCTTTGCCTTTCAGTTTCAGCTCGATTTTCGGCTGCGGCTGGTCGCTGCGGTTCAACGGCGCATAATAGCTGACGCACCCTGCAACACCGTCCGGGTTGTCGTGCCACGACAGCGCGTGTCGAATGACCAGCCATACAATTTCCGCTCTGTACGGAATTTTCATCACATCCGAAATTGGAGCAGGGAGAACGCAACGGTTATACAGCTTTTCCATTTCCTCCCGCATGGTATCCCGCCGATGCAGGGCAACGTCAAAAGCATTCTCCCGCTGCTCGTTCGTCTCATACACATTGTTTTTCAGATCGGAATAAAATTTTTCCATGCAGAGATCGTCCGCCATATCCCAGAACTGACCCATGTGCAATCTCAGATACCACTCACAGGCTGTCTTTACCGCTTCTGCCACCGGTCGGCTCATGGTGATTGTCACCGTTTCCACTTCCGGCACGGTTTTCTTTTTCTTCTCCATGACTATCCTCCCTTGCGCCGGGCCAGTTGTTCCGCTGGCCGTGTTCATACTTCTTCGCCATTGCTGCCACCTGAATTGCTTCGACAGCCAGATTTACTGCGGCTTCCCGAATGGCTTTGAAATCGTCTTTCGGCACAGTCTGGTTTGCCTTGACCATGTTCCACATCCGGGTTTCGATGTAAAGTTTCAGCGGCACAATCGCCCGTTCCGCTTCTTCCAGCTCTTTCCGAACAACATTCTGTCCCTCGTGCGGGCTGGCGAACTGGGGGAAGCGTTTGTTTGCTGCTTCCAGCTCCTTGTTTACCAGACGGCGAACATCTTTTCTTACTGCGTCCATTATTTTTTCTCCGTTTCCAAATTTTCAAGTTCTGCTTTTGGCACTTCAATTACCGGTCCTGCAAACGCAAACGGAATAAATGCCGGGTGCTGCATTTCTGCATAAAATTTACCTTTTTGCACAGCTTCTTCCCAGCTTTTCGCCGCGATTCTATAACCAACTACCGGTGCTGGTCCCGGTGAATCTATGTGTTCTGTCCCGCTGAACATCACATCATATTCTTTCTCGACCGCCGGTTCTTTCTCGATCAACTCTACTACGGCCAGCATTGCTTCTTGATATGCGAGAAATTCCTTGCCTTCATATTCGCAGCCTTTTCCCGTCGTGTCGATCTGCTCCAATAAATGCTGCTTACTTATCATTTCGGCCATGTTTCTTCTCCTGCCAGCATTCTTCTTGCACAGAACTGGTTATAGCAGTCCTTGCACGAATACCGCTTCCAGACAATTCCGTCCGTGTTTTCTTCTCCACAATAGACCATTGGCCTACCGCAATTCTGGCATATCGGCCACTTTGGAGCAGGGCGCGGAACCACATTTGCCGCCGGTTCCTTTTCCAGAACAGACACAACACCGTCATAGATTTGCGATATTCTGATTTCCGGCGCGGGACCGGTTGAAAACGGATTGCTCGCCGCTTCCGCGACTTCCCTTCTTTTCTCGCATTTTAGCCGTTCGATCAGCTTCGTTGCGTTGATGTACTTATCCGGCATTTCTCTTCCTCCGCTCAGAAACGCTCTATTTCATTCCAACAAACTACCAATCAGCCAGTTTCCCGCCTTTACAGCAGCGTTCAGCCAGTAAATCACCCATTGCGTAACGCCAACGGTCGTTCTGTGCAGAATCGACTTTTCGCTTTGCTCCTTTAGCTCCTTTTTTTCCTCGATTCTAGTCGCGCTCAAATACCTGTAACTCTCTTTGAGATTCCGGTTATCCTCCCGTAATTCAAAATTTTCAGCCGCTAGTCCGTTCACGGCTTCTTCAAGAACTTTATTTCTCTCGGCCAAAAATTCTGCATCTTCGGCGGTATACGGCGGACACATAACTCTGCCGTAGATTCCGGGTCTATTTCTCATTCTGCGTTCTCCTTGTCGTTGAATTTGAACCCCCGAAAGTCGGCAACTCCATAGCTTCCATCCCTGCACGGGTGACAAGCGTAGATTGTCGGTTCCATGACCTCTTCCGGTTCTTTCAAGTCAACCGCTCTGCACATGATTTTCATTACAAAGCTACGGTTACTTTCTTCTCCGCTGGTAGAGCATTTCACAAATTCTTCACCGCACAAGCGGCATTTGTATACTGCATCAAACATCTTCATTGTTCGCTTCGTTCTCCACTTCATCCGTCAGATTATCGAATGTCTGTTCATGCTCTTCCGGTTCGCCGGTGTGAGTTTCAGCCAGCATAGCGACCAGCTCTTGCAGTGTCGCTTCTGCATATTCGTTCAGGGAATAAGACGTGACAGCAGCGCGTACTCTCATACCATTTTTTACCACATAGTATGTTCTTCCGTCAGCGCGTTTTCTTTGATAGTAGCGGATAAACCCGTTGTTCTTGATTTCATCCTCAACCGGTGCAAGCTGCGACCAGCAGATAAGGCCGACCATGTGTTTATCTTCCGTTGTGACCGGGATAAGGATTTCTCCCATGTAGTAAATGCCGACGGCCATTTTCTTTACTTCTACTTCGCCCTTAACCGTGTCGTCCAGATTGAACCCCTCAAGATCGCTTTTGTATGCGCAATCAAAATCGTTGTAGACCACCTTTTCGATCATGGTATCTTCGCCGATTCCCAGCAGCGCACCCATTTGGCTGCGGTTCAGCGGGAGCGGGAAGCCTGTCGCACAGTAGATAGCCGATGCTGTTCCAATATAAAAGTCGTCGCTCTTGATATTGTGAAAGACGTTGCACACAAGCTGTCGTTTCACCATCTTTGTAACTCCCGAAAGTTTCATATTCAAACCACCTTTCTGATAACTGCAAACGGCGCATATTCGGGGAACTGTTCATCTGCGGATTTCTCCGCTGCTTCACCGGCTGTGCGTTCCGTTTCTGCTTCAAATTCTCGACCGATGATGATGCACGGCGCGGTCACGCCAGCACCATTCCAACCGGCAACGCTGATGTAGTACCTGTTCACAAGTCCCGCACCTCCGTTACACTGTCCACTTGGATTTTCTGGTACTGCGGGTAGTACAGGGCCGCTTCTTCTTTTGCCTTGTCCGCCGCTTCAAGTGCTTTCGGTGCTTCTATGCGGTACGGCAGATAGGCCGGTGTTTCCTGCCTATGGCGGTTTGCGTTGCTTCTTGCTCTGCTGCACCGCAGCATGACTAAGTATTTCGGCATTGTCCTTTCCTCCTGTTGTTTTCGGGCATTTCCGGGCTTGAACCGGTAGGGGCCTGTCCCCATGCTCACAGAATGGAGCCGCCGCGCCGGGCGGCTCCGGTAGGAGAAAATCAGTTGATCCCGTTGATGATGGGAATACTGCCATCACCGCCAACGTATGTAGGCAGTTCGCCATTCCAGAGGGAATCGACGTTTGTGATCCGGTAGTATTCCAGCAAATTGCTATTCAGGCTGTCATTGAGGGCGCGGTTTGCTTCCGCTTTCTTTTCGGCAACGTACAGCTCCGCGTCCGCCGCAACCTTGGATTTCTCCGCTTCGGCATTGGCCGCGATCAAATCAGCGTCCGCCGTTGCCTGCGCTTCGACGCGGCGTTTTTCCGCATCGGTTTCCGCCTTTTCCTTTTCCTGCTGAGCCTTTACTTTGGCTTCAACGGCATCCGTAAAGGTATCGGTGAAGTCGAAGTTGGTGACGCTGATATACTGCAAGTCAATGTTGTACTCTGCCAGTACTTCCCGCAGCTTCGTGTCCATCTGTGATGCAACGGCATCCCGGTTCGAGATAAGACTGCTTGCATCGTAGTGGGCGACCACGGCCTTGACCGTTTCCTGCACACGGGGAGTAATCAGAGTGTCCTCGTACTTCTTGCCGACCGACTTGTAAATCGTCATGGCATTCTGCTGGTTGATCCGGTAGCCAACGGCAACGCTCGTGGCAACTTCCTGAATGTCAGAACTGAACGCCGATAAATCCATGTTCATTTCCTGAACACGATTATCCATCTTGACGATAGACTGCCACGGCGACTTGAACACAACACCAGCGTCCTTTGTGCCATCTTCGACTTTGCCGAACGTGGTCACAATGCCTGTGTAGCCGGTGGGAACGTAGGACACACAGGACACGCCGATCAGGATAACGGCGACCACTCCGGGAATAAATGCTGCGGCCTTGCCCTCTTCGGACAAGAGCAGGACGGCCAGCGCAACCAGCGCGGCTACCACTCCGATGATGAAAAAGATCATATTTCCTCGCTTTCGCTCATGTGCTTATGTACGGGCGAAAGCTGCGGTGGGGTCTGATCGTGGGAGGTTCGGTTTCCACCATCTTCCTCTCATGTTACTCGTCCTTTCTTTTCTTGAAGTCTATAAAGCACTCCTTTTCATCTATCGCAAATTCATCAGCATTCCACGATTCCTTGCAATCCAAGCAATATGCCGTCTGGCATTCAACCGGCCCAGAAGAGCTTTTGGTTCTTTTCTTCAGGAGTTTTCCTCTTTTTCCAAGCAACTGATCGTAAGAGAATGCCCAATGATCTGACACAACAATTTGTCCGCCGCAGACCGGGCAGGCTTTACATTTCGTTCCCTCGTGCATCCTGTTCCTCCGTGAAAATATCGGTATATTTCGTGTACACCTTTCCGTTATGGAAGTAGATGTTATGATCGCACTGGGTAATGTACCACCAGAGCTTCTTGTGATGCTCCGTCAGCAAATCGTGGAGGTGGTAGGTTTCCTTGTAGTTTTCATCTACCCGCTGGCGGAAAGAAAGTTCGTCAATCTCTTTGCTGCCCGCCACATAACCTGCGATGAAAAGCACATCCTGTTCGGTCATATTGTCGTCAACGACAAATACCACGCGGACTATCTCACCGAACTTTCTTTTAACGTGGAGCAGATCGTCGAATTTATGGACGTGGTACACCACTCGTTCAAACCAATTAAGCGGGAAGTCTTGCACTTCCGGGCTATCCGGGAGATAGCTCGTGTGCATTTCCAACTTGACGTTTCGCCGTTCTGCCGTGTGGAAAAGGCCCTCGTAGAATGACCAATGATCTTTCCAATGGAACAGCGGATCGCCACCACCGGACACCGAAACCCACTCCGGCCTTTCCTTGCAGAGTACCTTGTTGAGCGGTTCCTGTGTGCTGAAATTGTCTGTTTCGCTCATTTTCAGGCCATTATTTCTTACGATGCACTCCGGGCAGGTGTAATGACACCCGAAGTTCGTAATAATGCTGACATACTTTCCGGGATTTGCGTTGACGCTACGCATCGGCATAACTGCTTTTTCATTTTTCATCTTGTTCACCTTATTTGTAGTTCTCAAACTTTGGGCAACTCCTAAAGATCATCGGGCTATTGCACCATCGTTGAAGCCGTCGTATCTCTCTTGGAGCATTCGGTTTATCGTATACCATCACATACGGGTCATATCCCATATCGCGCAGGGTGTATATCCGATACAAGTTTTCTTGCATTGTGCTGTTGTAATTTGTTAGCACATATACCGTTCCAAATCTTCCATGCGGCTTGTGGCGAGCCATCCTTGTATATTGCCTAAATTTTTCTTCTAAGTTGTCCGCTGGATCGTCCCACGCAAAATGGATGTTCTTGACCCTCATTTCATTTATGTCTGCAATGTCCGCATCGTTTATCAGCCGAATGTCAAGCCCTTGCGTGAATACAATCTGCGCTCCGGTTTCCTTGTACTGGCTCATAAGTTCCCGCTTCTCTCTGCAAGCTGTAATGTTCGGATCAAGAACCCGTATTTCTTTTTGCCCATTCCAGAAGTCGCTCACATTTGCTACCTTGACCGAGCAGCGGCCCTCTTTTGCAGCCACATGGCAAAATGCACATCCTCGCGGGCATCCGCGGCTCGTCATGCTCACCGCAAAATCAAACTGCGGGTAAATCGAATAGTCCGGGAATGCTTTTTCTACTTCTTTTGGCAGATCAATGTCTTTTGATTTATCAAAGATTTCTTTCCCGTCAATAGTCTGTATCGCGTATCCAGTTCCGCCCTTTATAACTCGATCGGCATTCAATGGTTCCGGAACATCCGTGCTGTATGTGTCGGAAAATATCTTACTCATGTACACAATGTCGTAATGGATAAAGTCGCTCCACCACCACTCCACATCATCGCCCTTTGCTTTGTGATACGATGAAATTCTCATTAAAGCAAGATTCGGGAAATTGTGTCCATCTACATCAATCAATCCTATTTTCATCGATCCATATTCCGCTCCTTTATTTTTTCGGCGGCATCTGTTCCGTTATGGCGAGAATCGGCATTGCTGCTCTTTTTCTTTTTTCTTCGAGGTACTGTTTCCGAACATGGATTGCGATGTGCTGCGGCAAGTAATTGCGGTAAATCTGCGCACAGCCCTGAAATTTGTAGGCGTTGTGCGCGATTATCAGAACTCTTATCCCCAGCATCCTTTCTTTTTCCCGCGTTTCCATCATACCGGAAATCATCTTGTAGAAATCTTCATCTTTCACTGTTCTTCCTCCGCATATTTTGTAACCTCGCATTCCAGTTGCTTCGCCATGCTTTCCATCCATTCTTTTTGTTTCTGTGGATCATGTAGCTTGCGAAGCTCAATTTGATCTCTCATTGAGATCTTCGTATTGGCTATAACTCGTCCCATCCTCAACGAAACAAGAACTTCGCCTGTATTTTTCGGCCTTAAAACTTGCGTTTGATAGCCTACGCGCTGATATTGTTTAAGAATATCTTCAAGAATTTCTTCAAGGCCGTTCACCTGTTCACCTCTCTTATGACCCACACCCGATGTTCGCCGTACCCGCTCCACGACAGCGCGTTCTCATGGGTATCAACTGCAACATCAATGTGCGTTCCCTGCACTCCCGCGCCCTTGTCCTGCACAATGCGGATGCCCACATTCTCAATGTACAGAACCGTTCCATACGGAAAGATTGACTGATCTGCCGCCACGGTTACGCCCGCCTGTATCGGCTGGCCGCTGGCTGTGATTCCGTGACCCTCTCCGCAGATATGCGGGTATTGCTCGGTGCAGTAAGCCGTGCAGAAAAACACTCCTGCATCTTCCAGTTCAACTTTCCCATCGGCCAGAGCATCAAGGCGAAGCTGCATAGAATCTATAACCTCTTCGTCCTCTACTGCCCGGTCGATCCAGTGCTGCGCCCGGCTTGCGTAAATGTCCCGCTGCGTTTCAAGGTCAGCGATCCGGCTTTTCAGCGCACCAGCCTTTGCGCAGTTGATGATTTCAGCGGCGCAGACCAGAGCCAGAATCGCTTTATCTCTTCTCGTCACTGTTCCACCTCTTTGGATCTGATCGCCAGCCACCACAGCGCGGCGTGAAGCGCATACTTCGGGCAAGCCTGAACCGTTGCCATGCCTGCCACGATCGGAATTGCTTCTTCGATTTCCTCTTTCTTCGGCATCGACGCAAGATCAAACCTCGCCCGTGCCACCTTTTCCAGAACCCTGATTGCATCAACGTACAGCACGTTCTCAACCTCCTATTTGATTTTTTCTATCCTTGTCACGGTAATCTTTTCATACTCGTGGCGGTGGAACTTTTGGATTTTGCGGCGGGCGTTGTACTCTGCTTCGCTCTCACCCCAGCCGTTGACGCGGATCGTGTGTACGTCCGTTTCGTCAGCGGTGCAGCAGACGACAATCACTTTGTATCTCTGCATTTGCTTTCTCCGTTCATATTTCTTGTGCGGACGGTCGGGATCGAACCGACCTTTCGGCTCAGAGTAACAGGGGAGCCGTTCTTCTCCATTGTGCATCCGCATAATAGACACCCGCCGCCCTGCTGAACTCTAAGAAAGACAGGACGGCGGGGCGGTCTGATCTACCAAATCAGACCTACCACCTTTGGCTTGGGTGGATCGGACAAGGCATTTCTTCGCTCATGCAGCGGGCATACCTTTCAACCTCCGTCGTTGTCATGCAGGTATGGCTTGACGCTTCGCGCCTGCCGGTGCAGACCGGCTTCCATGATTTCGAGCAAAGCAGGTGCGGACGGGGTTCGGCCCCGCTTGCGGCGGCTGGTTGCGCATCCAGCTGTCCCGCACCACATGAAAAGCCGCCCCGCTGACGCGGCGCAGGGCGGCTTGTTTACCTCAAAAGATGTTTTGTATCAGCAGCATCCTTGTCGGTTTTCTCGTAATGCTCACAGTTCAGGTTGTACCCATCACACGGCGCACATTTCGCAACCGTGATTCTGAACGTGTGGCGACACTGTTCGCTCTTGCGAACTTCCTTTACGGTGGGGCTTCTAATATGTACTTTCATGTTCTTACTGTTTCCCGAAGATGCCTTTAAGAATTTCTTTCAGCGCACCCTCGTCCCGGACAGCGTTGAAACCGCTGCTCATATCGAACGCACCGTTGCGGTTCCCGAACTCCGCCTTGCGCCGCGTCGCCATAATGCGAATGGTTCCCACGATTGCCCTCTCCATCGCATCTACCGCTTCTGCGTCGTTAAGGCTTTTGAAAATGCCGTCAGCACCTTGCGCCACCAGAAAGCCCAGCTTGTACGGACTACCTTTCGCCTTTACCAGTGAGCATCCTTTTCCCTCGTCCACCACCGACAATTCAGCCGGTTCGTAAAAGCACTTTTCCATGTCGTTCATAACTTTGTCCTTTCTTTGCTTGATGAATATTCGGAAGTGGCGGCGCATCCCAGAGTCAGCACTGGGCGGCGGGGCGGTGTGGAATCCCCGCTTGCACTGGCTGCGCCATAGAAAGGAGCGGTGTCGTACAGCGCAATGCTTCCGCTCCTGCCCGTGCGGGTCGCCCTGCCGTGTTCTTTTCATCCCCAGCAGGTAAGATGCCGGTCTTGCGGAAACCGGCTGACCGGTGCGCTCCCTAAGTGCCCGGTCATGTGGCAGGCGTGTTTCGGTACGCCCAGACCGTTTTTATTTGAACCAGCTCTTTGCGTTGTCCCAGTTCTGAACAGCAAATGCAACGAGCCACAATGCCGTTGGAATTTTCCAATCAAATACCCACCCTGCAAAACAGCAGATCAGGTAAACCGGAATGGCGAACGAAGCCCACGATAGGCCCAACGCAAACCCCATGATAAAGCACTCTACAAAATAGATCAGCATTTTCTCTCCCGGCTTTTGGCTGCGCTACCGCGCAGCCCATCAGCTTTTCAGCGTTCAGCTTTCTGCTTCTTCTTGAAGAAAGCGGAACGGCCCCCGCCGTCCGTCCACGAACTAGAGCGCGGAATGATGAGGTTCAAGTAGAACACACCGGCACTCTCGCCATCGTCCCAGCCGCCGCCGCGGATCGGAATGTATTCGCCCTCAGTTGCATCAATGTAGCAGTAGGCTTCTTCCTCCCCGGCGAACAGCGCATACTCTTTGAGCATTTCGCTCTTGCATTCCGTCTTGACCTTGCCCCACTCAGAGCTGCCCACGCCGCCTGCTTCATCGTTGTCAGTGGTAAACACGATCTCGCTGCCGGATGCGGAAACATACACTGGTGCGCCCTTATCGTCCGTCAGCAGCTTCCAGTCGTCGCCGCACTGGGTCAGGTCGGTTTCGGGGAGTGCTGCATCGTTATTCGCGGCCACCATCAGCACACCGTTTTTAATCCGCAGACCGGCCAGCACTTCCCAGATATTGCCGCACAGATCGTGGACACCGGTTTTGGTGTGATCGTGCGTCCACGTTTCCGGGCCAGTTCCGGTGAGCGTCCGATTGCTGTTCGGTGCTTTCTGGCCGTGCTCCTTATGGTCTCCATGCCATGCGCCGTAGTCGGTGTTCCCGTGCGGCAGAGTCCCTAGTTTCAGACTAAGGTTTGCAAGGAAGCCCCACTCTGCTGCCGTCATTGGATGCCAGCCCTCGCCCTTGCTGAAACAGGCTTTGGAGAAGTCGTCCAGCGTGATGTTTCCCGCCGGTTTCTGAAACGGCAGGCTGTACGGCTTTCCGTTAATCATCACATTGGGGTACACGGAAATATAGATTTCGTCGTATACCTCGCCGCCGATGATGAACGCCGGGTGCGGCTTGTCGCTGCCACCGAACAACTCTTTATTGCTCATGCGGCGGAATCGGTGCATGATGGACGGAATGCCCGCATCGTCATAGATTGCCACCACGTCCCAGTCTGCGCCGGGTGCAACTTCTTTCGGCGTGGTCAGCGGCTTCATATCTCCCGTGTTCAGTTCTTCCGGGTCACGGCAACCGTCCTCGAAAACGGAGGGAGGAAGAGCCGGGAAGTAAAATCCGGGTGCGGCATACTTGTCCGCCATGTCAAGGAATCTGCCGGACAGCTCCCGCACCATGTCGTCGCTTCCCTCTGCCCTCATGCTCAGGCTCATGTAGTCAAGTTTCACTTTCGCCATGTTCGTTCTCCTTTGCTGCTTTCATCTGTTCACGCCGTTTCTGGCGTTCCTCAAACTTGCGACGTTCCTCTTCTTCCCCTTTTCGGCGGCGTTCGGTTTCTTCGTACCGCCACCGGCCATAGGATTTACCCGCTGCATCCGCCTGTCGAACATCCAGCATCAGCCGATCCGGGGTAATGCGAGTTTTGCGTTGCGCACGTTCCGCCGGGGTGGTCTGGCTCTTTGCATTGCAGATCGGACACAGTTTGATGAACGGTGACTCTGCAATGAATGTTTCCTTACAGGCCGTGCAGGTCTTAAACATCGGCATTTGCGGTGTCCTCCTGCTTCTTATGATGGATGCTGCGGCGGGCATCGCAGATTCTTTTCTGTGCCAGCTCTGCGCTGTACTCACAGTTCCCGTTTTTGTCCACCCGCCCGGTGTCCCCGCGGCGAAGCTCGTTATAAATAGTGGAGCGGTGAACCCTCAGAGTTTCCGCGATGCTCTCCACGCTGATCCTATCGAGGTAATATTTTTCCAGCTCCCGACGATCCTCAATCGTCAAATGTCTGCCGCCCAAAGTTCTCTCAGCCCCCTTGTTTCCTAAAAATGCGCAAAAAAATAAACCCGGAAGAAACCGTGTCGATTTCTTTCGAGTTTATTTTAACTATTCAGC